TAGCATTAGGTTCTACTTGGAGAGATTTATTTAAGTTCATGCTTAAGGTTGAAGGCATCATTGCTGATGTTGATATTGATTGGAAGTCTCCAGAATCTGTAGACTCTCTAGATCAATGGGATATCGCAGTACGCAAGAAGTCAGTAGGAGTTCCTTTAGAACAGATCCTACTTGAACTTGGATATGATCCAGAAATTGCTAAATTAATTTCAGATGAAGCAATTGCAAATAGACCAGACTTAGGTGCAACTCAAGTTGCTCTTGATGGAACTGGCATGAATACAAACAACATGGCTAAAGAACAAGCTGCAGCCGAAAGACTACCAGACACAGGAGCATAAAAATGGAACAAGAGAATATCGTAGAAGGTACATCTGACGAAATTCGTGATCCTAAAGCCGTCTTAGAAGCTTTAGATAAAGCGAAGGCGGAAGCAAAGAAGTTTAGATTGGAGAAGGAGGCCTTGGAAACACAGGTTCAAGAATCAATTTCCAAGATCTCCCAATTCCAGTCAAAACTATTAATGGAACATGTTAATAAACATCTTTCATCATTAGGAATTCAGAATGGAGAGAAACTATCTAAATATATTAAGATGGATTCATTATCTTTGACTGAAGATTTTGAGGTTGCTGGTTTAGATGAGCAAGTTGCTACATTAAAATCAGATTTCCCTGAATTATTTGACCCTAAATTTATAGTAGCTGGGAAAGCAGATGGTGGTATTAAAACTGCTGTTGAAGTTCCACAAAGTACTACAGATTTACAGGTTAAGGTTATTCTAAATAAATAATTTATACGGTATAATAGTCGTATGCAGCTCCAAATGGACATTTGGGCTTGCGATTAATATATTCGGACGATTATATGTTCAAAACCCAAATTAAATTAACTTAAAGGAGAAATACTATGGCCGCAGGTCGCACAGATCTCACCGAAGCTAATGGTTATATTCCAGAGGAAAAGGGATCAGTTGCTATTCAAGCAACAACTCAGAACTCTGTAGTAGAAGCTTATGCTCGTCGTGAGAACATGTCATCTCGTACAAAGGGTGTTCCACGCTTTGTTTCAGATGCACCAGTTATCGTTGCAGAAGGCGTAGACATTCCAAATTCAGATACAACTCTGGATGAGATTGTTCTAACAGCTAAGAAGTACGCACAAATATTTAACATTTCAGAAGAAGATATCAATGATTCATTGGTAGACACACTAAACACATACAAGAGAGAGTGGGCATCACTCTGGGCTCGTAAGTATGACAACGCATGCCTTGGCATCACAGCTGCAGGCGACGGAGACGACGGACAGCCGTTTGACTCTGTATACCGTGTTGTTTCACAATACAACTCAGCTTCAAACCGCATTCAGACAGCTGGAGCATTAACATTCCAGGATATCTCAAATGCAGTTGGACTAGCAGAGCAGAGCAAGTACTTTGATGCTGCTAACACAGTAATCATCGTTCACCCTAAGATGCTTGCACACATCCGCAACATGGAAACAACAGGTGGAAACCTAGTTCTTCCAGATCCATTGGCAGCTCGCCCAGGATCATTATTCGGATACCCATTGGTAGTTTCATACGGTGCAGCTACATCAGCAGCAGCGACAGCAGCTCCAACAGGTAACCCACTACTTATCGTAGGTAACCGCAACATGATGATCAATGGTGTGCGTAGCACAATTGAGTCAGCTGTATCTCGTGATGCAGACTTTTCAAAGGACGGCGTTCTTCTTAAGACTCGTGTTCGCAGAGGTTTCGCAGTTGCTGCGGCTGAAGCATTCGCAGTTGTTGAGATTACCGCTGCTTCATAAGGAGATAACACATGCCATCAAAACTATACGGTAATTTTATCGCCAAAGCATTCAACAAAGAAGTAGACTGGGATTCAGATACTATCAAGGTATTACTAGCATCTTCTTCTTACACACCTAACCAGGACACACATGATTACCTAGATGATGTTTCATCATACGAAGTAACTGGTACTGGCTATACAACAGGAGGAGCTACTTTAGCTTCTAAGACTGTTACATACGATGGCACAAACAATGTTGTCATCCTAGACGCAGCAGATGTTACATGGTCATCTTCTACAATCACAGCTCGTTATGCAGTGGTTTATGATGATTCAGGTGCTTCAGCAGGCGCAAAGGCTCTCATTGGATATGTTGACTTCGGTTCAGACCAGTCATCAACCAATGGTAACTTCACAATTACTTGGGACAGCACTGGCATCGTCCGTGTAACTGTAGCGTAATTGTATATGGACGCAAGGGTAGAAGCGGGACCACTAACAGCAGGCGCTGTTATAGTGGAGACCAAGACAGTTGTTGAGATAATCTCCGATTGTGTTATTGTCTCTCCAGTAGTTTCTCGCTTCTCCCTTGCTCCAGTTCTTTCAGTAGGCGGATCAAGCATTTCAGCAGTTAACCCAGAATCATTCAGAATTGGAGTACGGGCTGCGGCATAACGCCAGCAGCCTATTTTTATGCCAGTAAATAATAGTTACGAATCAGTAATATCAGCCAAGAACCCAAAGGTATGGTTTCGCTTTAATGAAACAGCAGGAACACCTAACAACTCTGGTTCTGTGGCATGTTCATTAACAGCAACTGGATCTCCACAATTAAACAATGATTCATCTGTAGACGGTAGAGCAGTAAACTTTACATTATCATCATATTACACATTAAGTAACTTCCCAGATTTTGCGGTAATGAATGATAGATCATTCTCAATAGAAATGTGGTTTAAAACACCAACAAGAACAAATACAGACTGGCCAACATTTTTTAGTATTTATACACCAGGATTAGCAAATGGATTTATATTTGCAAGATTGCTTGGATCAAACTCATCATTAGCTGGAAAAATGGATGTCGCATTTGCTCCAGCAGCAGGATATACAGAATATAAGAATTATACAGCAACAAGAGTAGACGACAACAAGTGGCACCATATGGTTGTTACAGTAAATACTACATCTTTAAAGACATATATAGACGGTGCTTTATCTGCATCTGCAACAATTACAACACCAGCATCACTTAATTTTGATGGAAGCAATACAACTAAATTCTTAGGTGGCTTAGGACTTGTAGATGAATTTGCAATGTACGATTATGAGCTAACTCCAGCAGAAGTTAATGCTAACTATGTAGCAGGAAATGCTGTTTACTTTACAGATGTAGCTGGAACAGTGGCATCTGCAATGGTTCAACCAACAATAACAACACAGACTTTATATGCAGCAGGAGTAATGACTGCATCAGCTTTGGCAGGAGATACAAGAGTATCTAACTTTGATAAAAAAGATTTGCTTAATGGTGCATACAATTCTGTATCATTAGAAATAAATACAGATTTAGATGGATCAGTTATTGGTCCAGGTGGAAGATATGCAAGAAAAGTATTAGCAAGCAATTCAACTCCATATGTTATATCTAATGCAAGTACGCTTAAAGATGGATCTTGGTCTGCTGGTATATGGGTAAAAGTTGGAAGTGGAATGTCAACAGAATTATTCCGATTCTTCTACACACCTGCAACTTCAGCTGGCGCAAGAACTATGATTGGAATGAATGGCGGAAATCCAATATTTAGACTTTATACATCTTCTGGAGATAACAACTATACATATACATCATTAGATTTAAGAGATAATAACTGGCACTACTTAGCAATGCGTGTAGATGATAAAACAGCCTATTATTATGTAGATGGAACTCAGGTTTATACGAATACATTTGGCGGAAGTAGAGTTCATACAGATATAGGATACATGGCATTTGGATATAATACAGTTGGAATTACAAATACAACTCCAATACAATTATCAGCATTTTACGTAGCACCACTCAATACTGTTGGAGCAACAGAAATTTCAAATATCTGGACAGCAGGAAATAATAATGATGTTCAAGCAACTGCATTAATGATGGAACCTAAGCTATCATTTAATAACTCATATAATAATTTTGTATCTTCACGATCAGCAGAAATAGATTTTAGATTCAATACAACTGATACTCTTGTAAACACTGCAAATATTTCTGGAAGTTCTATAGCAGAATTTATAACACAACATTCAACAAAAGGTGTACTAACAAAAAATACAAAAGGTTACTACTTTGAAGATGCATATGACTGGATTGATGTCTATTCAGGACAGCAAACTACTTGGATAAACTCAAATACTCATAACTTATATGCAAAATTTGATACACCAACAGAATCTACAAATCCATTAGGTGTTGCATTTGTATCAGGCTATGCACCAAATACTGGAACAACAATAGGAGCCATTGCAGTTGGATGGACCGTAGATGGAATTTTCTTTTCAGTTGTAACAACTAATGCTCAGTATGATGTAGGATCTTGGCCAAAATTAGAAATAGATGATCCAACACTGTTAGACTCATTCCATTTATATACAATAAAACAAACTGGCGGAAATACATATTGTTATATTGATGGAAAGTTAGTTGGAACAATAAGTAGTACTCCAGATTATAATAATAATAAGCAAATTACATTTAACTATACTGGATTCTTTAGTAATTATCAGATTGGTCCAGGATTTACTATTGATGAATTCCAAGTTTGGAATTATGCATTTACTGATCAAGAAATATTTGAGTTATTCCAATCAATTAATATTGATGGTGTAACTGCAGCAGAATCTACATTAGTAATGCCTACAATTGCCGCAGGAACTGGTGCAACAATAACACATACTGCTATGACAGCATCTGCAGAATTTGTTTATCCAGATCATCAGCACGGTATTAATATTACGCACGATCATTTTGAAGCATTCGGTGCATTTGTTTTTCCTAACTATGGCGCAAATGTTAATATCGATGCTAACTATGGAGCCTCACCATTAACAGCATCAGCAGAATTACATATGCCACAATTAACAATTGGTGAAGTTAACATAGTAGATAATATGTCAGCATCTGCATTAATGGTAACACCAACAGTTGTTCTTCCAGGACAAATTCAGGTTAACCCAGGCGTAGCAAATAATGCAACATTAGTAATGCCAGGAATTGTAACAATTAAGGGTGCAAGAATATTTGCTGAAGTATTAACTGTTAGAGCAATTTTCCCTCTACCACCTGCCTATGTTCAATTAACTGATGATCCATATTATGTAAGATTATACGCAGAGCATTCACAGAGATCAATTGAAGCAAAGCAAGCATTTGATTCAACTGGTGCCACAACTGCAGTAGCTAAATCATTCTTGAAATTTTTTAATGATGTTACTCAAGATATCACAGTTGGCTCAACAAGATATTTAACAAATGAAATGCCTAACTATGTATATGATCCAATTGGAACTGTATACACAGACAATAATGGCAATATTGTTCCGCCAGACACAACAAAAAGACAAATATCTTCTGCTGCAACCCGTGGAAGCCTCACACCAACACCTATTGTATCTAAGGGATACTTTGATGCTTGGGATAGAAAAGCAGTTAACTTTACAAACATAGAATTTAACTTTGGAACTGATAGTCAATATCACAGCCAGAGACAATACTCAGTTGAATTTACAATTAAAACAACTAAGTCTAATCAGGTACTTACATATGGTAACTGGAATAGT